CCACCTGCGTTTCAATGTTCAAACCCCACAGCTCAATCAGCTGGGGCAGAATCTGATATACCGAGAAGGTATTGAACTGTTCCAACCACTCATCCGGCGTATCAGGAACATTATCGGGGTCTGCATGATGGGCCATCAGCCACGCCAAGTTTTCAAAGACCTCAAGGCTCTCGATGTTCATACCCGAATGCTCTGCGTCGTTAGTGGTGGTATCCGCCTGCAGCTTTGCGAGGTCTTTATACACATCACGCCCGAACTTCATACGATACAAACGTGGCACAGCAGCACTTGCCTTGAACGGCACTTCTTTTCCGTCAACCAGAATATTTTTCTTGATTCCCATAGCAAATTACTCCTTTGTCGTAGTGGTTGCCTTACCCGTCGGCAGGAACGGCATATACACGCTCTTGTACCAGTTATCGTAAGCGGTCTGCGTTGTAGCCTCACTGGTCTTGGACTTGACCAGGCCATTCACAAGAGCTGAAGCCGTCAGCGACAGCGTTTCTGTCTTTACCTCCTTGGAATCTTCGTTGGTCTGACCTTCCGTTGCAGGTCTGCTTGCTGTGCAGCAGTACAGCACATGACGAATTTTGTGCTTATCACCGCTGAATTCAAACATCAGAGCAAACTGCGACACTTCGTCCGTGTTACGCTCTGTCAGTACACCGTTAGCATCGATTCTTTCGCCAAGAATATCACAGGTGAAGTCGAGAGGAAGAAGTGCGACCTCCAAATCTCCTTCATATCCGGAATTGTTGTTAATGACATAATACACGCTGTCATCGGCATAGAAATTTGCGTTCTCGCCGTTAGCGTCAATGGAGAGCGATACGGCACCGGGCAGTCTGACCGGATTTCCATACACGGGCATACCGTCCTCGTCAAAAGACTTGATTTTCGCATAATGCACCTGATTCAGACCGAATTTAACTTTGTTCTTATCAAACGGCATAATCTACCAGCCTCCTTAAATCTAATGTCGGCATACCATTCGTGTTCGGGCAGCATCCTGCCTCACACTCAGGCATCCATTTCATATAACACCTCGTAGAGCCTTTCCGACTCTATATAGGTTTCGGTTTTCGTGTAATATATTTCATGTGCTGTAAGCACTGCTTCAATTTCTTCCTCCAGGACAGGAGCTTTTCTGTCGGTGTACAGTTCAATATCAAGCTGCTTAAAGCTGTGATACCTCACATTATCCGCAGAAAATACATTCTCACCAGGTGAAAGAAACAGAAGAAAAGGCGGTTCAGGACTTTCTCCCTCTGCAAAGTGGTGATACGCAAAGGGCAGTCCCATTTCCGCCATCATTTCGTTGATTTCCTCGTAGGTCATGACAACGCCTCCGTAATCAGATTTGTGAGCATTTCCGCACCATTTTCTTCCGCAGGAGCGATATGCGGTTTGCCTGCAACACGTCCTCCGCCACGCTTTGCATGACCTTTTTCAAGGAGGTGTGCAAGTCGATAGTGGTCTTTGGAATGCACCGTCATTTTCAGAGTGTGGCTGTTCTCCGATGTTTTCGTTGCTTTCCAGCTTTTCGCATAATCGCCGCTTTTCTTTGGAGCGTTTGCAGAAATCTCTTTTTTGACGGAAGTTGCTGTCTTTTTCACAGCGTCCTTCATGGAATCATTAGCAAGGCTGACATATTCCTGCAATCCTGCCATTATGTCATCAGCAAGGCTATCAATTGTACTCATCTACATTTCCCGCCTTTCTGACCTCACACAAAATAGTGATATAGCTGTTCTGCAAATACTCCCGCTGCACAGACTTGATGTGATACTCCAATCCACGGAATAAAATCCTGTGTGTTGTGGCGTTCAGCGACAGTATGAAAAGACTCTGCCTTACCACGAATGACACGGACTGAATTTCTTTGATGACTCCCGTATTCGTGTTTTCGGCAGAGTTTTTCACTGTTACATTAGCCCAGCAAGAATAAACCTCATCCCATTTTGTAATGTGGTTTCCGATTTCATCCACAACGGTGCGATGCTCGAGGATAGTAATCCTTTGGTTTAACCTTTCAAAGTCCACTACACCACACCCTCTCGCTGTGCAAATAAAATGGAACGCAGGCTCATGGTTAAGGCGTGGTAATCGGGCTTGCTCCTGTTTTCATAAAGATACCCCAGTGCAAAAAGCATCGCAGTTCTGGTTATATCCTCACAACAGGTGAATTTTTCTTCATCCATCCTGCCCACATCCTTGACCAGACATTTTGCTGTAGCGAGCAGTTGGAGGATGAGCTTGTCATCCTCCTCATGGTCGACACGCAGATAGTTTTTCGCTTCATTCAGGGTAATCATGCTATCACGCCTTTTTAATCGTAAGTGTCTTTACTGCCTCGGGAAGAATCAGCTTGCCATCCACTCTCTGAGAAGCAAGGAAACCGACCTGTCCGTTCATAGCAAAAAGCTCATTCAGACGCTTAAGAGAACGTCCCTGTCTGTCAGCCACCCAATAGTATGAATAGTCGCCGAATGCAATCGCCTTTGCACCTGCCGCAATGATCGGAGCGTACACAGAGGTCACATAGGGACGGTTCAGAATGGTGTCGGGAAGTCCTGCACTGACGGAAGGCTGCCAGATGAAATTGCCCGTATTATCCTTGATTTTACGGAGTGCCTTCACCGTCTGCTCATTGAGAATCCATACAGCTTTCTTGCGATAAGGACTCTTGAGGGAGTAGAAAAGCTCAATCACATCATCAAAAGTGATGGCTGCTCCTGTTGTGGTCGCACCGTTTTCCGCACCGCCTGTTGCAGCGAAAATGCCGGTAGGCTTGCCTTTTCCATCACCAATAAGGAATGCTTCCTCTTCCTTTGTGCCGATTCTTCTTGCAAATTCCTTTGCAATGTAGGAAGGCAAATCAAAAACGGAATCATTGAGAAGCTCCTCGGAAATCTTGATAGCTGTGCCGACCTTGTAAGCGGAAAGTGCGATCTGACCGAATGCGTCATCGGAGAGGGTGTAAGCCTCTTCCTATAGTGATAGGTAATCCTTTGAAATAATCTCCGGATTTTCCCCCACTTCACACCGTGCATGCGACTTTCACCGCACACGGCGTTCCATCAATACTACAATTTCGTTAGATTAGCATTTATTTCAAAGCTACAGAAACTTAAATCGCAGGATTTCCTGCCATAGTTCTTAATTTGTTGAGTTTTTTCAGTTGAGATTTATTTAGATTGAGTTTGTTCCGATATGCATTGATTATTTCTTGCTTTGAGGCATGAACCAGCTTGTGAACATCTTTACTTACTATGACAAGATTTTGATATTCGTCCGTACCACCTTGTGAAACAGGCTTTTTGTGATGACAGTGGATTTCATCTACCCACAGTATTTCACCTGTTACAGCACATTTTCCATATTGAGCAGCATACAATGAGATTCTGTTGTCCATGTATTCTATACTTCTGCCATGAAGATTAAATTTTGACAGCAGGTGCATAGTCTGAACAACATTGTCATCAAAATTCAGACTTCTGTGAATTTCTTCTCTGCCCTCAGGGGTGTACTTGCATACCTTAAACTTTTTGCATAGGGGTTTCTTGTTTCTGATATATCCAAATGGAACAATAGGTGTATTTCCTATGAACCTTAACATTTGACTACTGCCGTAATGCTTTTGAATATATTCAGACTCAATCTTTCCATTTTCTCGCAGTTGATGTCGCAGACGATTGAAAATCACCTTTCGGATGCTGTCATATATTTGGTGACAATCTTCCGATACAAGTGTAGCAATGCGATAATAATTGTGAATCCCAAACACTATAGTATTATAGTGTCTGACTTGGATTTCACGCTCATTTCCCGTTCCGCTGTGTTCGATTTTGATAATCTGTTCTTTCAGCTTTCGGGTAACTCGCTTTACAGATTTATTGCTCATATGTGATGTAACCACATATTTGTCTGCTTTCTTCAAGGCTTTCATTTTAAACCCAAGAAATTCGGAATAGTTCTTTTTCAGATTTACAACCTTTGATTTCTCCTCGCTTATTTCAAGCTTCAACCGTACTTTCAGCCATTTTTTAACAGCTATAAAGATTTTATCTGCATCGCTTCTTTTACGGCAAAATATCTTGAAATCATCTGCATACCTTACGATATACATTTCTTTCAGGTTACTTTTTTTCAGCACCCTGAACCTGTTTGAAGATGTGACGTTTCCGTTTGACCGTATACGAGGTTGATAATAGTGGTGTGTTGGGATTGT